ATTCCAATGCTTTTTTGGTACTTTTGTGTCTTGCATATAGGTCTGTTGTTGTTATCGTATAATTAGCCACCTTAACCCACTTATCTGGATTAAATGTATGCATATGTTTTTCAACTGTTTCAATCAAACCCCAAAAAAGTTTCATTAATTCTCTTCCTTTTCCTTATCATCTTTAATATGACCAAGAAGTTTTTCATCACGAATGAAACCGTAATACTCACCAGCATCAATAAGGTAGAAAAACGCAACCCACCAATAACTTACATGGGTAATGTTCGCGAATTGCAATAGGAGAAATACTTCTCCCCAATACCAAAACCTAAATTGCATACGATCCTTTATTAAATCTTTACTTTAAAAATGAACGATTATGCTACCAGATAAAAATCCAATAAGCAGCACAATACCACCTATACTAGCAATTAATACACAAGCATCAGACCATTTCATTTAAAGCCACTTATTTTGAATAGCAAAAATAGGGCTACTTCTCATAATCTTGGTGCATTCAGAATTCTTAAAGAAATTTCCGACACCATTTGCCACATGAACAGTGTGAGCATACATTTCATCGGACACAACAAACGAAAGTGGAGAAACACCCATAATAAGCATATCTTCATTTTTGGTAATAGCAAATTCACCGGGCTTTAGGTCGCCAATCTTCATATTTCCTCTTTTCTTGACTACATTTTTAGTATATCAAATTCAAAACCAAATGTCAAGATTTATTTTCGAAGTTCATCAAACGATCAATATAATTTTTTGCAGCATCATAATTATGTGCATGAATAACCTTATCATATTGTGTTGTTTCATACCCCGACCACGCTTCTTCATGAGGAAATATTTCAGATGCATCTGCTTTAATTTTTGAATCTGTCCATTCAAGATGAATGACGCTTTTCCTCCAACCAATTTTAATACGACCAATTGGGGTAGTTACAACAAACCATGGATAAAAAGCACAACAACCACGAGAACAATAACCGTTTGAAATTTCTTCAACATATAAAGCATTGAGTCCAAAATAAGACATTAATTCTAATTTATTTAACTTAGCTTTTTTGTGTGTTTCTGGATTAGCGCCAGTATTACCTTTTAATAAGGCATCGGCAATAATATCAGATGCTCTATTAAAAGCATCTTGTTCATCTTCGGTAAGATCACGATCTATTCCTTTGATTTGAATTAGAAATTCATAACCACTGTCATATTTAATACCGGCAACTGTTTTATAAGTTTCTTTATTTTCCATATTTTTATACCTTCTTCTTTGAAAGAGCAATTTTAATAGTATATGCTAATGCAATAACAAGAGTAATTGGCCCTAAAAATGCAAATAATACGCATTCAGGTGGAGAAACACCATCATTATTTTTAGATACTGCTTCACCTAACCAATAACCAAGAATTCCACAAACAAACCAAAGTATAATATAATATTATAAATCCTTTTTCTTTTTGAAACAAAATAAATAAACTAACAGCGCATCCAATAGCTCTAAAGGGCCAAGTAACACGGTTAAAATCATTAAATGTGGTATCCTTATATTATTTTTTGTAAAAATGGTTTTATTAAAATAATAACCAAGAATTCCACAAACAAACCACAATATTACATATATATCCATTATTTCTTCTCCGTTTCGTTGTTAATAGCAACACAAACATTTCAACATTTATAGCATTATGCCTGAACGTTTGCATCCTGCCCACAAAATGAATATACCTGAATCAAGCGCAAATGTCAAGGGTGTGAAATTGTTCATATTTTCTATTATATTCGGCTTTTTGAATCCTTGTCAAGACAATAATTTGGCCATCATTTGAACAGATATTGTTGGATTGTCAATATATTTAATGGCACAACCATCTTGATTAACAGCCGCCAATTGCACATCTTCGCTTGGGTTTTTGATAATTTGAATGGCACAACCATCTTGATTAACAGCCGCCAATTGCACTACTTCGCTTGGTTTTTTGATATAATAAATTGCATGACCATCTTGATTAACCGCAGCCAGTTGCATTTCTTCGCTTGGGTTTTCGATGTATCGAATGGCCACGCCATTTTGATTAACCGCAGCCAATTGCACATCTTCGCTTGGTTTCTTGATATATTCAATGGCCCAAACATTTTGTTTAACCGCAGCCAATTGCACATCTTCGCTTGGGTTTTCGATGTATCGAATGGCATAACCATCTTGATTAACCGCCGCCAATTGCACTACTTCGCTTGGGTTTTTGATATATTGAATGGCATAACCATTTTGATTAACCGCAGCCAATTGCTCTGATTCTAACATCGAATTGTAATCTTTTTCATTCATAAATCTAGTATATCAGAATTTGGTTTGTTTGTCAAGACCGTTTATTTTTGGTTGCCACCAATACAATAGAATCCATTAAACGAACATCATCATTAATTTTATCTAATTGTTCATCGATTGCAGAGCATTTTAGTCTTAAACGTTTATATTCTTTTTCATCTGAGTTTTCAATTTTATGCATTTCTTTTTCTGTAGCGTTATATTCTCTATATAAATAATCAGCTTCTTTCTGTAATTCATCATCATATATATCTTCATTAAACAAATCGTTTTGTTCTATCTGAAATGATTTTTCAGATAGAATATTAAATCCAAACATAAAAATACCGGGAACTTTAGCTAGTCTTTCCCATATTGACCTTCCACCCGGAGATTGCTGCCTACCAGATACCAAAGTAATACTTTTATTTTTAATGAGCCATGCATATAACTTAACCGATAAATTTAAACCTTTATATTTATTTTCTACTCCAACCATATCAACTTCTAACACAGATTCTTTATTCTTAAATTTAGAAAGGTGCACAATCATTGCATATTGGTTTTGCTTTTTGTCATATAAAGAATAATATTTATCACCGTAATAAAATGAAGATATATATTCAGTATTATATTGAATTTCAAAATTATTCAGTTTTCCAACAACGTCAAATATATTCCCGCGCCGTTGTAAATCTTTCCATGACCAATAAAGTTCATTAAATCCAGTATTAGATTTTTTTATACTTTTTAAGTTTTCAATCTCACATAGTTTCATTGTTATTTCCTATTTGTATTTTTAATGGCAACTAATCTAATATTAAAAGTATTTCTTATTGTATTGTTTAATGATTTAATTTGTGTAGTTAGTTTGTTGATTTCATTTTTGTCAGATGATGAATTTCTTTGCTGTATTAAATCATTGTATTCATCTGTGACATCACGTGAATAGATATCTTCATTGTATATATCATTTTGATCAAGCTGAAATGACGTTTTTGTTTTTGTATCATAACCAAATATAAAAACACCAGAAACCTTAGCGAGTCGTTCCCATATTGATCTTCCACCAATTGATTGTTCAAAACCAGATACCATAACTATACCCTGCTGTAAAATAAGCCATGAATATAATTTGATTGGAAGATTCATACCTGAATATTCATCTTTAATACCCGCCATTTCAACCTGTAAACATTTTGTCGTTCGTCCAAATTTAGATAACTCAAGAAAAAATGCAAATTGATTTTTATTCTTATCAAACAGTCCGTAATAATATCCTTTGTATTGAGGAATTTCCATATATTGAATTTCATAACCAGATAGCTTACCCAATATTTTAATTGGACGATCAATCTTTTCTCCCTCTATCCAATTATGGACAAGTTTCAAATATAAATCAGATGATTTAGATACTCGGTCAATATTGATAATTTCATTTAGAGTCATTTATTTCTTTCTACCTTTTATTGCAACTAAATAAACTTTTTCAAGTGAGCGAACTTCTTCGCGATAATCAGATATTTTTTGATTGATTTCCATTACTTTTTTATTTTGTAATGCTTGATTAATATTTAAATCACTATTAGCGATTATTTCATCTCTTTCTTGTTCTAATTCATCTATTTCATCAAGAATATCTGCGGTATATACATCGGTATTAAATAAATCGTCTTGTTCGATTTGATATGATTTTTTATGTGCTTTATCATAAGCAAACATAAAAATACCATTAACTTTTCCTAATTTTGTCCAAATATCTCTTCCACCCATTGATTGACATGATCCAGACATTAATATTAAATTTAACTTTTGTATTAAAAATGTGTAGAGAGCTACAGATAATCCTTGCCCTTGATATTTTTTAGATATTCCAACATAATTTACTTCAAATACTCGATTTGAGTTTCCAAAACTATATAATTCAACAAAACCCGCTGGTTCTTCTTCTTTTTTAATATCGTATATACAATACATTTTACAGTCATCATTTGACCATACCTTATAATTTAACGTTAGAATGCGATATGGACCAATTTTACCAACGGAGTCTACCTCACAACCGGAGCGCATTTTTTCTTTCCATTGATTATAAAGAGTAATAAATACCTCAGAATCTTTTCGAATAAAATTTATACTATCGATTTCATTGAGTCGCATTATGAATATCTCCATGAGTATTTATCGTGAATCATTTTAAACCAAACTATATTTAATTTTGTGTATAAAATGAGCTATATAGCTCATTTTTAGTTTTAAAATAGATATTTTTTGATATAAATAACTGCATGTTAGAAAATTAATATATAGGAGGTAATAACATGATATTTGTATATTTAATCATTATCGGCATTCTTCTTTGGTTAGTTAATACGTATGTTCCAATGAATCAAAGAACTAAAAATATGCTAAATGTTATTGTTATGTTATGTATTGTTTTCTGGTTATTGTCAGTATTTGGATTTTTGGGTTCATTGGGACCAATTCCGGCATTTCATAATCGAATTCCTTTTACTGACCATAACAACTAATGCGAATTTATGAGTTAATATAAATTCAGTTTTGACCTAAGTGTAGGTTATCAAAATATTACGTCGTCTGTTACACCCATTAACAAATAACAAATATAAAGGAGAAAATTATGATTAATCATAAAAAAATATATAATATTTTCGCGGTGGGGTCAGTGACGTTAATTTCAATGTTTCTATTATTAGGCTCAGTGGCGCAAGGCCAAGTGGGAGTAGAAATAGGTAGACATGGCGTAGGAGTTGAAGTTGGAGCACCAATTAATTTAGAAGTTCAGCCAAATTGTCCATATGGATATTATGCATCACCCCCATATGAATGTGTTGATCAAGGCTATTATGCACCAAATTATTTTTATAATGGAATATTTTTAGGGGTTGGACCATGGGCTAATTATGGTTATGGTCATGGATGGGGAGAACACCGTTTTGATGGTGATAATAACAACCGTGGTGGTAGATTTAATAATCATAATACTCGCCGTTCAGAACGACAAGAACGAGGGAGACAACAAAGAACACAAAATCGTGGTCATTCGCGGCCATAAACGATAAAGATAATATATTTTGCTTTAAAAAGGCCACTCCTAGTAACAGTGGCCTTTTCCTTGTTGACAAACAACCCAAATTCTGATATACTAGATTTGTGAGCGAAATAGATTACAATTTGATGTCGGAATCGGAGCAACTGGCCGCTGTTAATCAAGATGGTCATGTCATTCGATTTATCAAAAAGCCAAGCGAAAACATGCAATTAGCTGCGGTTAATCAAGATGGATGTGCTATTCAATATATTAAGAATCCAAGTGAAAAAGTGCAATTGATGGCTGTGAATCAAAACGGTGTTGCTATTTATTATATTCAAAATTCAAGTGAAGATGTGCAATTGGCGGCTGTTAATCAACATTGTTGGGCCATTTATTTTATCAAAAATCCAACAATTTCTATTCAAATGTTGGCAAAATTTTTATCTTGATATACATTTTAAAATATATTGACAAAAACATTTTTCTCTGTTATTCTCAAAAAGAAAGGAAAATTAATGAAAAATATTTTTTTAAAAAACGGCGATATTAGATGTGCGCTTCATACTATTATACGAGGTATGCAAGCTGATGAGTGGAAACCAGATTATATTGTTGGATTTACACCAGATAGTATTATTCCAGCGGTTATGTTAGGAGCGTATTTAAATATCCCAGTTCAATCATTGAATATGGATTGCTCTGATGGTTCAATGTCAGCAGATGCATTTGGTTACGAAGATAATCAAATTAAAAATATTTTGGTTGTGGATGCTTATAATGCAACTGGTAAAAATTTTAAATGGTTAATGAATGATTGGCAAGAATCATCTTTACCTGATGATGAAAAATGGAAAACTGTTTGGGGAAATAATGTTCGTTTTGCTGTTATGATAAACGACATTGCAAGTGGTTTTGAGCAAACTATTTATAGTGGTTTGGAAATCGATAGTAATGAAAAAATTCAAAATTTTATTTTTCCATGGTCTTTTTGGTGGGAAGTATAAATAGTATATAAAGATTATGGAGGGTGTAGTTCAGAGGCAGAACGCTAGGTTGTGGCCCTAGTAGTCGGGATATCATAATTCCCCATCCTCCCCAAAATTTGATAAATAACAGCATGAAACAAATTAGAATCACGACAAAAAATTTAGACTACCCAACAGATAATGATTGCTTCATATCAGAAGATGATCCTATTCATGAAATAAAGAAATCAACAATGCTTGGTGGGTTGGGTTCAGGACCAATAATGAGTGCTGAAACAGCAGAATTAGTTAAGAAATATTTTAATAAAGGAGAAGATATGGCAATGCCTAAGAAGTAACACGCTGGTATAAGGGAGGCCAGCATTGCCATGAATCATCCATATAATCGTGCAGAAAGAAGATACAATCGTGCGCGAGTCATTGAGGCTCGTAAATTTATTAAATTACATATTTTTAACCAATGGGAAACTAAATACGATTTATTTATAAAACAAATAATAAACCCTTTAATAGATATAAATTATTTAATTGAAAGATTACATACAGAAGACTTATCAGATTTTCCAGACTGGATAATTGAATATGGAAGATATGCAAAATTTAATTTAAACTGTGGTTGCAAAAGTTGCCACTATTACAAATATTACAAAGAAAAACGAAAAAGACGCCGTTCTTTAAAACAAATAGATTTGGATTGGGAACGACAATATAAATGAAGATTAAATTAAAGCAGACTTTGGTCTGCTTTTTTATTTGGCTAAATAAGTAGTATGATACTTCGTTTATATCACAAAACTTTAATAACACTGCACATTGTTCTAATTGCAGCGGTAATATTTCTATGTGTTGGTGGATTTATTCTGGGAAATCATCTGAATCAAACATTGACTTTGATTGATTCAGATGCAACCGACTTACATATTACTTTGACAGCTATTAATAAACCAGATAGTGGAACATTGGTATCTATGGATAAATTAATTTATACATCAAAATCTGTGTTAACACATACTGATATGTTTTTAAATCATGAAGATAAACAGCTATCTACTCTAGATAATCAAGAAGCAACATTATTTTCTGATTTTCATAATGTTGCTACTAATGCAAATATAGAGTTAACTTCGTTTAATGAAACAACAAAATCTGCTACTAAAGCCACCGATGCTTTAACTTCTGATTTAAATAAATTCCCTCCAATGATTGATAATTTTGATAATTTAATATTAGATACGGATACACAAATAAATGATCCATCAATAAATAAAATTTTAAATTCAATGGCTAATACTGGAGTTCAAATTGAGGGTATTACAACAAATACAAATAAAGTTACTACTCATTTAGAGCAAGTTATTGATTCACCGAAAAAGAAAACAACATGGCAAAAAATTCAAACTGTGTGGGGTATTATTTGGCAAATTGCGATGATTGCTAAGTAAATTACCCAACTGCTAAAGCAGTTTGGGCTTCTTGCTTCTGTGGTTTTCTTTTCTGCTAAATAAAAATAATGAATAACAAACTTAGAAAAACAGAAAACGGTTATGCACATTGGTGTAATGGATGTGAAGAAATGCATTCATTACCCAATAGTTGGAAGTTTAATGGTAATTTAGAAAATCCAACATTTACTCCAAGTTTTTTACATTCTGGTTTTGTTAGAGAAAAAATAAAAGGTATATGGACTGGTGAATGGATTAGAGATGTTAATGGTTTATTTATTCCATTTGTTTGTCATTATGTATTGACTGATGGAATATTAAATTATTGCGAAGATTGCACACATTATTTACGTAGTAAATCTATTCCATTACCTGAAATTCCAAAGAACCAATAAAGGAGAATGATATGAGTTATTGTTTAGGAAGAAAAGCAGTTGTTACAGATTCAAGAACTAAGAAATTAGGTGCATATATTGGTGCATCTTTGCCATTACCACCAATTAAAGTTGATTGGACAAAAGGTGTAAAAAATTATGGAGTTATGTTAAATGACAAAATTGGAAATTGCACGATTTGTGGAGTAGCCCATGCAATTCAAGTTTGGAGTAATAACACTGGAACAGAAGTTACTGTTCCAGATAGTGATATTTTAGCAATGTATGAAGCGTGGGATGGATATAATCCAAACGATCCTAATTCAGATAACGGTGGGATAGAATTAAATGTTTTAAAAAATTGGAAAAATTTGGGATTTTTTGGGCATAAATTAGCTGCATTTGCGACAGTATCTCCTTTAAATACTCAAGAAGTTAAACAAGCCATTAATTTATTTGGAGGTATTTATATTGGGATGCAAGTTCCAAATTATATTATGTCTGATATTCCAAGTTATTGGGATATTGCAGATGATAGCACTGGAATTGATGGCGGTCATTGTGTTTTTGTTGTTGGATATGATCAACATTCATTTACTTTTATTTCTTGGGGTAAATTATATCAAATGAGTATTCCATATTGGAATAAATATGTCGATGAGGCATATGCGTTGATTGGATTGGATTTTTTTAACACACAAAATATTGATCCAGAGGGATTTAATTTAACTCAATTACAATCGGATATTGCTTTAATTCAATAGGAGATATATAAATGGCGGTATTTCAAAATGCTTTTAATTTTATGATTATTAATGAAGATGCTACTCAGGCACATGCTATTGTGCCTGATTCACCACCGGGATCATTTGCTATTTCTGGTATTAACAGTGCGTCATTCCCAACACAATATACAGCAATAGCTGCGTTACCACAAAGTCAACGTGGACCAGCAGTTGAAAATTTTTATCAAGCTACTTTTTGGAATAAGTGGTTACAGAGTTTAATTTCTAATGATCTTGCAATGCGTGTATTTGACACGTCTGTTAATATGGGTATTTCTCCGGCAGTTAAAATTTTACAAATTGCTATTAATACATTAACTACTCCATCGATCATTGTTGATGGACAATGGGGTCCAAATACTGTTGCAATGGCAAACAAATTAGGTGATGGTTTAGTGAGTGCTTTTAAATTTGCAAGAGTTGCACACTATGAAGCGATTGTAGCTACAAATCCAGCGGATCAAAAGTATTTGAAAAATTGGTTAGCGCGTGCGGGAAAATAATTAAATACAATCATATGGAGATATTAGAGTAACTCCATATTTTTCACATCCCTCTTCCCACATTTGATCATCATCAACTAATATTGAGACTCCAATGTTTTTACAAATAATTGGTTTCATATATTTTACATATGCTTCGTCTGAAGTCATTGGTCCTTCTATATATCCCATATTTCGTAACTTGAATTGTCTAATTCCGTGTTTATACTTTACAGGATCAGCCCCAATAATTTTTTGAAAAAGATTTATGGAAAATTTTGGATCGGCATGTTTAAAATCATCTTCAATATAAGCTCTTAATAATCCATCGTCTGGTTCAGATGTAATTAAATAATGTTTGATATTTGGATGATCCATAATAAATTTTCTTAATGTATCCGATGCTGGTCCCATTACAAGAGTTCCAACCATATCCCATGCAATAGCTGGTTGTTTCTCTAAAAAGTTTAAAGAATGATTAATCTTCGTTGTTTCTTTTTTTCTATAATCTGATATATCTTGAATAACTAATTTTCCTTTGCAAAATGGACATACTTGTCCACTGCTTGTTTTGGTTTTTGGATCAAAATTATGAATATATCCTTCTCCATCACAATGATAACATGGTATTGTAGATTCCGTTATTTTATTTGATTTTACTTGATGAGTAATTTCAGCTTTTTGTGGTAAAAATAATTCAATATGATCTACTGAATAAGTCATAAATCCTTGTTCTGTTGGGTTTATTTTTACACCATACTTATGTGCATCGGTTTTACATACCATGCTTTTATTAGCTTCTTTTGCCCATGCTTTTAAATCTGTCCAAAGATACCAACTTTTATTTTCATCTTTCATGCCTTTAGGAGCAATATGACTGTATATTGGACCACTCCACCAAAAAGTTTTAATTCTCATTTTTTCTTTGAGTTTTGGTTTTAAGGTGTTTTCTAATTTTCGGCGTTTATCCCATAATGAAGCATATAATTCTTTAAATTCTGCATCATCGGTTCGTCCTTCTTCTTTTGCTTTGTCCCATTGTTGCATAATACTAGTAGTGCGAAGATTAACTGGAAAAAGAGATTCCATTTTATGTGCGGCAAAATATTTATCCATAGCTGGATAAGGAAAAGCCCACATTCCTCGTTTTACGGGTGGCACATTGTCACCTGAATGAATTTGTTTTTGTGCATTTATTTCGCCAACACGTTGCATTAATAATGCGCCGTTTTTAAAACGGAAATCAGTTTTCTTAGTATATTTTTCGGAAGATTCTGAAATTTTTCCATTGGATTTGAGTAATGGAGGTCTTCCACCTTTTTCAAGTTTAAATCCAAGTTTCGCCGATTGTTTTACATCTTCTCCGGGATGAATGTCACATGTTATCGCCATCGAAAATCGAGGATCGAGTGCTTCTTCTTCGTTTTGTGGAATGTAACCACCACCTTCATTTATAAATTCATTAGCTTTCATGATGGTATTTATTCTAAAGAGAGTATAAATGATTTTAGGATATTATCTAAATTATCTAATTTTGTATATGGTATAGCAAGAAATGGTATGTTGTTGTTTTTACAGTAAGTAGATTTTATTAGATCGTTTTTAACAATACTGTTATATCGAGTATTGGATAAGTCTTTATTTTTTGATCCAAAAGCAAAAGGTCTATAATGTTGTTCACCTTGATATTCTATCAAACAATATAGTTTATTATTTTTTAATATTGCAAAATCGAAAGGTAACGTTCTAATGTTTTTACAATCTTTAATTTTATATTGACGTTTAAAAATAATACTATTTTCTAAGAAAAATTTTCTTATTGTTTGCTCACCTTTCGATTCCTTGCACATGGGACATCCTTGGCCAGTTAGATGAGAGTTTGGTTTTTGTAAAAATTCACCGTGATTTGGACAAACAATTATAACTTTTATTTTGTTTCCTGTATAAAATACATGTTCATAATTATACTTATATTCATGTATTTTATTAGCCTTTATTATAAATTCCTCTTTAGTTGATAATGGTGTTCCAAAACATTTAGGACAACCAACTCCATTGATATGACTTTTAGCAAGCTGATCAAATTTTCCATGTATTGGGCAAATTATAGTAACTTTTGAATGTGAATTAATATACACTGTTTCACTATAATCATATTTTATTTTTTGTATTAATTCTGATTCTTTAATAAACACATTATGTTTTTTACATAGTTTATTTTTGGAAGAAATTTTTCCGCATTTTGGACAACCTTGCCCCTGTTTATGGTACACAGGACATTGTTCAAAACGTCCATGAAATGGACATATAATTATAATTTTTGTTTTTTCATTTACATATATAGATTCAGAATAATCAAATTTTAAATTATGTATAACATTTGATTCACGAATAAAAATTTCAATATTACTTTTTTGTTTTAAACTAGACTGTTCATAACCACATTTATTACATCCATACTTGAAATGGTTTGATGGTGTTTGTGCAAAACAACCATGAATTTTACATATGATATTAATTTTTGTAGTTGAATTTATATAAATTGCTTCTGAATAATCAAATTTATCATAATGTATATCTTGTGCTCGTTTTTTAAAATATTCGGTGTTATAAATACCCATAGCTGATTGTCTCCGATGACATTAGAGCAGTTGGGTGCTGATACACCGCGAACTGCGTTTATTTTTAGTGAAAAAGTAAATATGTTCCAATACAGTTTGGATCAGTTGCCGAAATATCTCCCTCTCCCGGTGCAACCACCACGTTTACCTTTGTTTTTCCATCTAGTTCATGGGCCATTTTCTTTTCCATAAATTCTTCATATGATAAAATTGTATCCTTGTCAATTTTATATTTATCAGCTAATCTATCTTTGAATTCATCCCATGCTTCAGGGTTTTTAAATTGAGTAGCTCCTTCTGCATTCTTAATGATTTTATTTCCTTCACGAGCAATTAAATCAAAGAACATATCTTTAGGAACAACTTGACTATATTTTGCAGCATTTGGGCCAGTAATATTAACTAACTTGCTTTGAGTTGATAAGGCACCAGCACTAAAATTCAAAACAAAATTTTCTGGTCTATCTTTTGAGTTAGCAGCCGAAGCAATTTTTGTATATGCATAAAACAAGTTGTTGGGAAATGATCTTGCTACCCCAAATGCCATATTCATATATTCTGGACTAAAAAAATCTCCACTATCATGAAATCTGATTGCAACCTTTACTTCAATATTATCTATATTTTTCTTTGGATTTAAACTCCATTTATCCCAATAATCAATTGCTTTTTGAATTTCTCTACTCAATTCAGAAGCGAAACCCTCTGGATCGTTCAATAAAAAATTCAAGGTCTGGGTTTGTTTCATACTTACCGCTTTAAACATTATATAACTTCCTTTCTTTGCATAGCAAAAAGTTTTGCAAGCACCAGCACCCGGACAAGTATCAACAACTACAAAATCTCCAGTTTCTTCATTAACAGCTAAACCTTTTAATGCAGGAAGACCAACATTATAATATTGATCGGCTGTGCCATCACTATGTTTCATTTTTTCATTTTGTTTGAGTAAGGATGTTGGGCGTCTTGTAATTGCTTTTTTTAAAGCATCTAAATCATAATTTTCTCCAGATTCATTTTTAATTTCTATATTGTTACCATGAATATATGGAAGATTATAAGTATCCATTTTATCTGGTTCGTTGTTTTTAATTCTACCGATATAATCTTGTAACTCTACTTCTGGAGCTACACGATATTTGGAACCCAATCCAAAATCAGCTTCATCAAGTATTTCATCTTCGTCCAAATCTTCGGCTTCAATATTATTTTTTGGATAACCCTTCTCTATAAATCTATCTATAGGAATAATTGTTAATCCATTTAATTTCGTCTCTAAAATTTCCCAAGCTCTCATTTTTAAATCTCCTAAGTTATTTATCCATTTGATAAATAAGAATGCAGTTCACGAGAATGCAATCTCCAACTGCTCTAACGCCCAAGGAGGCAATCAGCTATGGATATTTATCCTATCACCTTTTACCAAGACAATAGATTTTATGTTTATATGTATTTGCGGTCTAAAAAATCACAAAACGGCGATATTGGATCACCTTATTATATTGGTAAAGGTTCTGGAAATCGAGCTTTTATTAAACACCAAAAAGGAATATCAATTCCAAATGACATTAGTAAAATTGAATTTATTTATGAACTTATGACTGAAAGGGATGCCTTTGAATTAGAAAAATATCAGAGGATCAAGTAAAAGAAATTTATTGTTTATATACAGAAACAAAAATGACTCAAAAAGAAATAGGAGTATTATTTAATTTAACCCTTGGAACAATAAATAATATTATTACAAGAAAGTCTTGGAAGAATGTAATTTTAAATACTTAAGCTAAATACAAATGACTCCAAAAGAGTTTTATGAGTTTAACAATGCTCGTAGTCGGTTAGAACCGAAAAGAGGTATAACAAAATGGGACGCCCAATTAATAATCAAAAATTTCTAGGAGCAAACGCTCCTCATCAGATTCAAGCAACTGTATACGGACCAGCCGATTCTGGATCAACTGCTGGATACTTATCTAAACAAAATTCTCCACATCGTTTTATGGCAACCACTGTTAATGGGACCAGTCTTACTCCTTTTGTAAATGGTGCTGGTAACTTAGTAGTCGGGACTTCTTATGTTAAAGTATTTCCAGAAGGAACACAACCAACAACTCCTGCAACTGGAACAGCAAATTTAAAAGCAATTGCTGCGACAAAAATTGTTTTTGGTGGTTCTGGTTACAATGCAAATGATTATATTACTCTTGTTGGTGGTGTTAATACTTCCAATGCAAATGTAAAAGTCTTAACAGTTAATTCTGGAGCAATTGTTTCAGTGTCTTCTCCGGTTGCTGGAACTCAAGGATATACTGTTCTTCCTGCAAACGTAGCTGCTATTCCAACTGCTAATTCAACAGGAAATGGTTCAGGAGCAATTATTGGATTCAATTTTGGTGTAGAATCTGCTGGTGTTGTTAATGGCGGCGCAGGTTATACTTCGGCTGTTTTTGTAGTTGGAGGAGAAACTGTTGCACCTACATTTACCCAACCAACAGTTGGTGGTGGTGTGGTAGCAACCGGAGCAGTTACAGTTTTAACTCCCGGTATTGTAAATGTAAATCCTGTTGTTACTATCGAAGGTCAGGCTGGAACAACAGAATATGTTAAAACATTAACCAGCATGAATTATCTTAATACATATCAAGGTAATCAATACAAATGGTTTTATAAAGATCAACCAATTCCATCTGATTATGCAACTCTTGGAGTTAAGGCTGCATACTTAGACACTATCTAAACTATAATTTTTAAATACTTTAAAAGGAGCTATTTAGATAGCTCCTTATTTTTGCACTAAAATTATAAATACTTATGAGGGTATAAATATGGCCGATGAAAAAACAGTGGAAGTTACTAAAGAAGTAACCGAAGATAAATCTAAAGAGTTAACACCCAATTCTTCTGTGGTTATTCATCAGACTACTCAACACACAGAGACAAATAATTGGGATAAACCTTTTTGGCGTAGTGTATTTTCCACTGAATATGGAACTGGCAGCACTTCCAGAATATCTTCAATGATTGTTATCTTAGTGTCTTTGGGATTAGTATCTTATTTGGTCATAAAAAATAATATTATTCCGGCAGATTTGTTGGAATTTGGATGGTTTGCCTCATTATTAATAACTGTTGTATATTCTCCATCAAAAATAGCGGAAATCTTCAAAACTATTTCGAAGACACCTAAGAAATAGTTTGTCTAATTCCAACTATCCATAATAAATCATTTAATTGAATAAATGGTAAACATTTTGCTTCATATATTGGATCAAGTAAAACAGATTTATTTTTATCAATATAACATTCTTCGCTTTTAGTATGATAATCTAAATCTGATTTAATTATTTGACATTGTGTTTGCCATCCAATTGGTGCGTATTTATTTAATCTTTTTATAGGATCGGCTCCAACTTGAATACCTAAAACATGTATATGTTCAAGATTATAAATTATTAATCCATTGAGTAATCCAGCCAATGACATACCGGAACCAACAGGAATAATTATTCTATTAATATTCGATGGAATATTAATTACTTGTTTTTCTGTTTGATGAATAGCTTCTGAACATTCCATCCCAAACGGAATTTCTCTCCATCCTAATTTTAGTGCATCTTCTCTAGCACGAGCAATAATAACATTGTTATAACCTGCTTTATGCTGAATAATTTCAGCGCCAACAGCTTGTGCTGAAATTAATTCAGGTGATAATTTTCCTAGTGGTGTATGAACATGACATGGTATATTAAGTTTATTGGCAATATGAGCTACAATATTTGCTTGTGGTGATTGACGAGAACCAGATGTTACTAATCCATTAGCTCCTTGAGATAATTCCCAACATGTTCTTGCTTTACCTCCACGAACTCCAGCAATACAAAATAAATCATCTCTTTTAACAAAATAATCTTCATATTGTTCCACTGGCGTAATATCAAATAAATTTATCATTTACACAAATCCTGTGTTAATTTTATTTTTTCAAGAATTACTTCTGTATTAAGACTAGCCCAAATTCCCGGATGTAACGGTTTTGGATATTTTTCTATATTTGTCCAAGCATAACCACTATGTTCCGAGTTAAGAGTTGGAATAAATTCATTTTCAATTACAAAAATAAAAGAATGATATGTAAATTCTTCATCCATACTGGTGAATGTTTCCAAGGGAATTTGTTTTAATACCTCTGGAAACTCGCCAATTTCTTCTAATAATTCTCTACGCAGTCCATTAGACACATTTTCATGCGAGTTTAGTTTTCCTCCAACAAGCCCCCAAGTATTCTTAGTTCGTGTGTTATTACGAAGTAAAAATAAAAAATGTTTGGATTTAAATGCGTAAAAAAGAACACCCGCTGCGATCATAGTATTATCTTACCTCCATATTAATAAGATCGGGGTGGTTTGGTTTAAAATCTGTTACATATTCACCATCTAACATATGTCTATATGCCTTCCAACCAATATATTTTCCGTGTCTTACATCATCACCCTCTGCTACACAAACATGTTCAAACGGAGATGCGTGTAATGGAACATGATAACGAAGTCTATTATATAAGTTTATATCTTCGTTATAATCTCGTATTCCTTCTTGAGTTAAATATGAAGTTCTAGCACAACGACCTACGGAGATTTGTATAATAGCATCGCACAATGATGGAGATACTGCATTAACTCCAATTTGCTTTCCTAACCAATTGAAAATATCTGTATATTCTCCTTTACGAATATATGGTGTATGCCATTCACCCGGTTTAATAATTTGTGGAGTTGAAGTAAAATATTCCTTTTGTGCCATATATGCTTGTTTTTGAATTTCTGGTTGAGCATCTGGATGACATCGTAATGCAAAGTAATTTGACCAAGCGTGAGAATCTCCAGTTACACAAACAGTTATCCATGACCAAGGTTCAATAAGTCTATTCACTATTTGTTTATGAACATTTAATCCAAGACCAGTGCCTTCGCATATACAACAATCTGATTCTATAATACCTTCGCCGTTACATATTAAACATTTTTGTGATGCCATTTCTGAAGCAATACGAACTGCCTCATCCCTTGCTTCAAGCCATTTTGCAATTGCTTTTTCACGTTTAATACCAGTTAGTTCTTCGTTTGCTTGCATACCAGATTGATTGATACCCCAATGTTCTGGAATGAATGGGTCTTCCATTACTTTTTGAACTGTTTTCTTAAACGGAATAGCTCTGCTGCTTGATGCATTACGAGCAAAGGCACAATGTGTATTGAATTCTGAATGTACAATTCGTGGATGTGTCAATTGCATTGTTGTTAGACGGTGATCATTGCATATAGAATCCGCTATTATTTTTGCTTCAAACATTTAAGAACTCCTCGTTTGTTTTTCATTGGCCATTTATTTTTAAAGATTGGTATTCTTCATCTGTAAGTGGTGCGATATTTCTACTTTCAAATAGCATATCTAAAAAGTTACGGAAATGTTCCAAAGATTTATTATCAATTGTTTTTGTTTCAGCTTCAAAAATTAATTTATCAACAGAAGAATCTTCGTTTGTAATTAAAAAAATTAATTCGGGAACATAGGTAACTCTATTTAAAGATGTAATTTTTTTTATTTGTCTCATTACTTTTCCTTTTTTGGAAAAAAATCCTTTCCATATATTTTTTCCTTGTCTAATCTATCATTTCTATCATTAGCTCTTTTTAATTCTTTTGCAATAGGTTCAATAGTCCAAATTAAACCACCAAGCATTATTATAAAAATTAACATATCCATATTTTAATATCCTTGTTCTTCAAGTAAATTTATATTCAAAATTACTAAATATGCATATGCATAACTGTGAGATTTGCGGAATGTATAGCCATCATTATTTTCTCTATTCCATACTGTTTTACTAATAATATTCCAAGGCAAGCCTTGAAGATGTTTTTTACCGGGTCTTATTATAGCTAAAAACATCGATAGTTTTTCAATAGAATCTATAGGTTCCGATAACTTCTTAATCATATCAGAATAGTTGCTAATATGCACGAGTTTATTTACAAAATCTTTTTCAAGTAATTTTTTCCAATTTGGTTCTCTCGATATAAGTTCTTCAAGATGTGCAGGGGATTTTACCATTTTATATACAGATTGATTAAGAAAATCTATCTTAAAATAACCAAGTTCTTCTGATTTTTTATAATTAATACTGGCTAAACCTGTAATTGGATTTTGTGGAGCTAGTGTTATATAAACTCCCGATGGATGTTTAGAACCATTTTCCAAAATGGCCGCAGTATGATCTATATGAGAAAGTATATCGTTTCTTGAAGGAAAATCTAAATCTACATCCATTATAGTTCCGCATCCTTACATATTTTTGTAAATTGTGTTACTTCCATTGGATATTTTTCAAGCTGTATTTGCCATCTCGAAGGATCAACCCATGCCCATACTAATTCTAAATCACCTTTATTCAATGATTCTAACCACCCTCTTCCACTCTCACTACAATATATTACCCAACCACTCACCCATGCTTTACGAACATCCGTTAATATTCTGGCAGTTCCAGCTTCAACAAAATATTTGTTATATGGTTTATTAACTTCTTCTCCCCATGATATTATTTTTTGAAAACTTCTTTGAAATGCATCCCAATTATCTTCTATAAAAACATAATGTTGCAAGAAACAATCATATATTTCATCTTTATTCCATTGATCTATTGAAACATTTAATTTTAAAAGCCAACTAAGATATTGTTTCGGATTTAAACATTTAATATCTATAACAAAATGACCCCATTTAAGACATGCAAGATAAAAATTGCTTTTTCTAAAATCTTCTTCGTCATTCTTTTTATCATTACCAAAATATGTATGTTGGATGGAAATAAATGCTTCAAATCCTAATCTTGAAAAAGTAGCATCTTTTTGATTAAATCGTCTGCGCTGTTCACACATATGCATTGTTACTGTGTTTTCATTTGAAAAGGTTCTTTCACAGAATTTACATTTAAATGAACCACGTGGTTTAATAACAACGGATTCTTTTGAAGTCTTAATATATTTTGGCTTTTTTATAGGTTTTTCAGATTTTTTTCGTCGAACCCGCGTTGCGTTTTCAGCCATTCTTTTATTTCCTCTTTTGAATTTACTCGTAGCATTAAATCAATATCATTGCTTTTACTATCTGGAAAACATTCCATTAAAATATTTCTTAAAGAATTACTGCTTTCTCGTTTTGCATTACCAAGCCAATAATGTTTTTGTTTTCCAATGCTTGGAGAAGCCGCACATATACATAACCACTGTAATTTTTTATGCTTTTGAATATCCCAAAAATTTGAATTAATATATTCATTTGTTGCAATAGTATAATATTTTGATATATCAGTAATCCCTTCGACTGTTGAAAACCATCGCATCAAAAGATAAGGTGAAAATTGTTTCTTTTGATCATTGGTTAGACGATCATAAAAATTATAATCTTTTTTGTCTGCTGCTGACATAATATTCCAGATAGCTAATTTATCATTATACTCTTTTTTTGATTTTATTGCCATTATTTAATCTCTTTAGAATTTTTTGTAGATACATCTACTATAGCTTTATATATGGCTGTTACATGATTTCCTGTAGCTCCCATATACCCATTGTATTCATTTGGAACATTTATATCCCATCCTTTAATTTCTTCCCATATTGCCATCCAAACAAGATCATCAAACATATATGGTTCTGGATTAGAATAATTATGGAACATAGTTTATTATTACTCTTATTTTAAGAAATGTCAAGGGTAAATATTCATTGAATATTTATATTACAGAAAATTTTATAGAAAGAGCAAATATTGTTCATAATTTTAAATATTCTTATATATTAACAACATACACTGGTATATTCAATAAAGTAATAATTACTTGCCCATTACACGGAGAATTCAAACAAAAAGCAAATGATCATTTGGATGGATGTGGTTGTCCTAAATGTGGATTAATATCGGGTGCTAAGGCAAGAACAAAAACAACAGCTTGGTTTATTAATTCTGCCATGAATATACATAAAGATAGATATTTTTATGAAAAATCAATTTATAAAGGATGGAATATTAAATTAATAATAACATGTCAGAAACATGGAGATTTTTTAATACGTCCAAATAACCATTTAACTGGTCAAGGGTGTTATACATGCGGAATGGAAGCAACAGCAGCAAGCTCTCGTTATTCTCTTGAAGAATTTATAACATTAGCAACGGAAATCCATAGAAGAAAATTTTCCTATGAACGAGCAATATATGTAAATTCAAAAACAAAAATAATTATTACTTGCCCATTACACGGAGATTTTAAACAAGAACCTATTAGTCATTTAAATGGATGTGGTTGTCCTAAATGTATAAAATCTAAAGGAGAACAAGCTACAGAAAATTTTTTGCAAGATTATAATATCGATTACAAAGTTCAGTTTAAAATACCAGAATGTAAAAATAAAAAAGTATTACCCTTTGATTTTGCAATATTTTTAAACCAAAAATTAATAGGTCTTATAGAATTTCAAGGTGGACAACATTATAAACCTATAAAATTTTACGGTGGAAAAATAGAATTTGAGAAGTTACAAAAAAGAGATATGATTAAATTAAATTATTGCGCCAAGAACAATGTTCCATTATTATTAATTTCATATAAAGAGAAAAATATTTCTGTCTGTATTAAAAATTTCTTGGATAATTTACCACGCATTTGAACTTTGAATAATTTCTAATGATTTTGGCATTTCTCTAACTAAATAAATACATTCTGGTCTATGACAATTTTCAAGTGGAATACATAATAATTGACCAGTTTTAGTTTTCGGCATAAACCATTTTACGGCTGGTAAAACATCTTCTACTTCCAAATGTAGATAATCAGCAGTGAAAGATGACATTGGATTCACTGAAAAAGCATTAAAATGTCGGGAACTAATACTTGTAATTGGATTAATTTCTAAATCTCCACAAGTTGGTTCACCAATTAAAATTTGATAATCCGATGGGACATTTAAAAAATAATTTTTTTCATTTTTACGCGATTTGTTTGTAGTTAGACGTAACTTTATTGTTGGTGAATAGAAAGATTCAAGCATTAATAATGGAACGCAAAAATAATCTTTGAATCCCGTGCTATTATCGAAAACCCAAAAATACAAATCACATTGATCTGGAATTAAATTTAAATCTATAGGATTGTTTTCTTCATTTAATATAAGCATTCTTTTATTATAACTCCTTACTTATCAATTGTCAATGTGTTTATTTTTGCCATATAACTTTTTGAATTGAAAACGGAAACTTTTGTTCGTTATACCATTTTTTTCTAGAAGTAAGATGTCGTTTGCTGAATTTACACGTGGAACATATATCTAAAATAGTTGCGTGATTTTTATCAAATGCAGTTCTCAGAACTCTTCCAATACTTTGCACCGTCCGAATAAAACTTTTACCCGGTTCAAAGAGAATTAATGTATTTAATCTTGGAACATCGATCCCAACAGCCGCAATACCACTGGTTGCAATAATTACTTTACTATTACTGATTTTAACTTCATCATAATGTTCTTTACGAATAGATGATTTTGTAGCACCAGATAAAAATACACTATCTGGTATCAATTTTTGTAATTTTATACCTGTTTCTTTTCTTCCAACCAAAACTAACACATTTCCAGTTAATGCAGCGTTGGTTATAAGAGAAGATACATATTCTAAACGATCTTTATCTGTAACCAAAAAATCATATTCCGCTGCATAATTAGTAAATTCTCGGTTGTCAATCATTTGATGAATTTTAACATCGCATGTGCTAATAATACCAACATCTTGTAAATCAGATGTAGCCAATTTATGAATAACTTCACCAATGGAAATAGTAAGATTAATAATTTCAAATGGTTCTTTTGGAATAGTTCCCGTTAATGCCCAACGAATTGGAATATGTGCAAATTCCTTACACATCATATCTTTTAATACAGTGCCACGAATTCCATGTGCCTCGTCAACTATTACAGCAACAACATTATCTATAAAATCAGAAAATGTTACTGGTTCTCCAATTCCAATATCAATTGCAGATTGGTGAAGTTTTTCAAGACTTTGCCACGTGCAAATAGTATGCTTCTTAAAAAATTCTTTCCTATCGCCATAATATACACCAACATCTAAATTTAACATTTTGTAATATTTTTCAGTTTGTGTAATCAAATCTTTATTTGGAACAATAACTATACTTCTTCCATATTTTTCTACTTTTTTAGATAAAATAGAAGTTATTAAACTTTTCCCCGATGAAGTTGGCATAGATTGGATGCCCTGTAAATTTTTCAAGAATATATTTATTGATTCTGTTTGATGATCACGTAACATAATTGGTTGACCAGCAATTGGACTATCTTCTGGCCAAACAAAATTAGATACACAATTATTATCAATTTGGTCAAAAACAAAATCGCGATTATATGTTCTTTTATCCTCAAGTTCAATCTCATAATCTTGTTCTGTAAGATATTCTATAATTGGTTCCAATAAATTGATATAAGTAGCCCCACCAATAGTAAAATAATATACACATCCATCCCATCGACCCAACCTTACACTAGGAATGAATCTATTTGCAGGATTAAATATTTTACTTTTTTTATAAAGATATTGACGATCTTTCGCATCTAAATTTTCAAATTTACAATTTACTTCATCAATAATTATTAATTTTGCTTTTTTCATCTATCTCTCTTATATAAGTGTCCATAATAGTTTCTATATTATCTTTATCCCAATATGGAATTATTAGTAGTGGAATTTTATTATTTTCACAATATTCTTTTTTGATTTTATCTCGAACTTTTATAATTTCAAACATCTTTTCCGGTGTTTGTTTTTTGCTTCCAAAAGAAGAGGCAGAATAATGTTGTCTACCTTGATATTCTATTAGAAAAAGCAAAATATTACAACTGAATACTGCAAAATCAAAAGGTAATGTTTTCTTATTTTTACATTTTGAAATTATATATCCTTTTTGATAAATTAATTCTTTTTTATTTAAAAAGTTTTGTATAATAATTTCTCCATGTGATGATTTACATATTTGACATCCATATCCAGCATAATGATTTCCCGGAAACTGTTCAAAAATACCATGTATTTTACATCTAATTTTTATTTTTGTATTACGACCAATATATTCGGAACAGTCATATTCATATATATCATCATGCACTAATTTTGATTTGTTTATGAAATGTTTTGTAGTTTGTTTACTGCGCTGTGCTCGGTTTTGAACATTGCATTTTGGACATCCAAATCCTTGTAGATGAGATGCTGGAGATTGCTCAAATTCATGGCCAATATTACATATAATTGTTCCTTTGGTATGAGAGGTTTTATAAACAAATTTATTATATAAAAATTTATTATTGTATATTAAGTTAGCTTCTTTAATAAAAGTAATTAGTGTTTTGGTTCTGGTTTCTAAATTACAAAGAGGACATTTACTACCAGTTAAATGACTATTTGCAATTTGTTTAAAAATTCCATGTTTTCTACATCTAATTTTTATTTTATATAAAATACCGCTATATTCAGAACAAGTATAGTCAAAAATATCACCATGAATTAATTTTGCCCTTTCAATAAATTCTTCGGTTGTGAGTTTTTTATAAGACATATCTTATTTAACATCATATACTATAACACAAAGATATACAAGAAAAATCTGTTAACGATAAATAGTTTTATAGAATAGCGTAATGGAGTGTGGTTTTATGAATACAACTGCTGAATTTTTACGTAGTTTAGCTAATTTAATTGACGCGGCTGCATTGGCACCAGTGCCAACTATATCACCTGTTCCTCTTGTTCCCCAACCAATTATACAAACAGTAACAAAAATTGAACCGGGTGGTAACGAAGATAATTTTACAGATCATGTTGCTACTTCAGATGAAACTGATGCAATGGTTCCACCATTACAACAAAAAATAGAATTATTGAAAAAAATTGCAGGAGTTGATTCGGTATATGATGGCGAAGCATGTGATTGTGAAGGGGAATGTGTATGTGGTGCAAAGAATGCTGGAACCGATGCTGAATTAGAAACCATAAAAAGAAATGCAGGATTAGCTGTTGCAACAGACAGCGACTTTCCAGAAGAGTAATCAATGTCAGATAATTTACAAAAAATTTGGTCCAGTAGAGTTCCCGGAGCCAACGCCAATATTTTTATTGGAGAAGCTGGAAAAATTTTCTATGAACAATCTATACCAGAATTGCGATTATCTGATGGTATAACTCCGGGTGGAATTGTTATTGCTTCTGGTGGCGGCGGAAGCCAAGGACCGCAAGGACCACAAGGACCACAAGGCTCATTTGGTGGACCACAAGGTCCACAAGGAGATATAGGAGAAACCGGTCCACAAGGACTTGATGGAGAAACCGGACCACAAGGAAGTATTGGAGAAACAGGTCCACAAGGTCCACAAGGAAGTATTGGAGAAACAGGTCCACAAGGAAGTATTGGAGAAACCGGTCCACAAGGAAATCAAGGAACGCAAGGAGTAACTGGAACAACTGGTTCACAAGGAAATCAGGGAAACCAAGGCAATCAAGGAACACAGGGAACAACTGGTGTAACTGGTTCACAAGGAA